AAGCTGTTGCTGATCTAGCAGATGCTATTTCTGATGCAATTCCTCGACTAGAAGCCTGTGCCTTAGAAATTGTTAATCAAACAAAAGAAGATATTCAGCAAACAATCACCAATTCAATTGAAGGTGCTATTAAAGACATTCAGAAAATGGTCGGCGATGAAGTCAACGAATTTGCTAAAGAATTAGGTCTTGATAAAGTCCTTACAGCTATCAATGATATCAAAGATACTATCGATGATGTTAATACCTTAGTTGCAACCATCTCAGATGTTAAGAATGATATGGAAGCAGCTATCGGAACAGGATTATCTAAGGTTGCAACAACACAAGCGCTCATCACAACAGCAACGGGCATTCCTGCTACAATTGATACTTCAAGCAAAGAGGCTTTTACCGCCAGTATTGCCGGCGGTTCCTTGACTGCTTTACAAACAAATGCTCAGGCATTTGTCAATGCAGAACCTCCTGTCAACACAGTTGCAGGCACAATAACAGGAACAACAACATTTACTTCAATATTAACGGTTGACAACGGCACATGGACGGGTTATGCTCCGATCACCTACACATATCAATGGAATCGTTCTGGCGTTGCAATTTCGGGTGCTACAGCATCAACATATACATTAGTTTTAGATGATGTTGGAAGCACTATCAGCGTCACCATCACTGCCGAGAATATTGCAGGTTACGTTAGTGCTGAAACAACAGCAACTGATACAATTACCAATCCTTATGCGCCCCCCGTCAATACGGTTGCACCTGCAATTTCAGGAACAGTGACAGTTGGCAGCACGCTAACTTGCACAGCAGGAACGTGGACAGGTGAACCAACCATTACATATGCATATCAGTGGCAGTATGCAAGAACAGGAACTGCCATTGCTGGCGCAACATCTAGCACTTATGTTATTAATGTTGAAGATAAAAACAGAACGTTAAATTGTAAAGTTACTGCAACAAATATTTCAGCTAATGTATCCGCTACTTCTAGCGTAACAACAGTTGTTCCATAAAGAGAAAATAAATGGCAAGAGTAGACAAATTTACAGCAGCAGATAAACAAAATCAGATCTATAGTGATTTTCTGACTAACCTTAGTTCGCACCCTGCGTCTAATGATATTGTTCGCTTTGTCAATGAAAATGCCGTAACTCGTTCTATCAAGAACCTTATGCTGACTGATAAGGGTGAAAGATTATTTCAACCTAAAATTGGTTCAAATATTCGGCGCATGTTATTTGAACCTATGGGTCCGTCAACTGCAACAGCTATAAGTTCATATGTTTCTGACACTATTGAGAAGCATGAACCCAGAGCTAAAGTGATTAGAATAGATGTAATTCCTAACTATGACCGCAATGCTTATGTTATTAGCATCGTGTATTTTATCATAAATAAACAAGAACCCGTTACCACAGAAATCACTTTATATCGAGTACGATAATGGCAGCTAATACGAGCATAGTTTTAACTAACATAGATTTTGATACGCACAAGAATACTTTAAAGTATTACTTGAAGCAGCAAGATAGGTTCAAAGACTATGACTTTGATGGCAGTAACATGTCTGTCCTTCTTGACATTCTGTCTTACAATACCTATCATAATGCCTTCTATCTAAACATGATTGGCAGTGAGATGTTTCTTGACACCGCTGTTATTCGTGATAGTGTAGTATCACATGCCAAAGAATTAAACTACACACCTGGCTCGTTTAAATCTGCTCAAGCAAACGTTGATATCAATATCCTAACTACAAATTTGTTGAAGCGTTCATTCACTGTTCCTAAAGGCACAACCTTTAGTTCACGCTTTGGTAATAAGAACTATACCTTCTCGGTTGCTGAAAACATTGTTATTCGTGACTATCAATCTGCAAGCGGAACTCAGAACAGATTCCTTGGAACTAATATTATCTTGCATGAAGGTTATTACGTTACTGATCAATACACAGTAAATTCTGCAGAAAATAAAAGATATATTATGACAAATAGAAATGCTGACATTTCTAGCATTTCTGTTACAGTGATTGAAGATATGGGTTCTTCAAATTACACATACACTAGAGCAACATCATTGTTTGGGTTAACTAATACCTCAAGAGTGTTTTTCATTCAAGGTGCTGAAAATGAATCTTATGAAATTGTATTTGGAGACGGTGTAATTGGTCGTAAACCTAAAGAAGGTTCAACCATTTCTATTGAATATCGAGTATCCAATGGCGAGTTGCCTAATGGTTGTAGTTCTTTTACTCCAGACGGTACTATCGAGGGTGAAGCAGGTATCACTGTTCTTACTAATGAAAAAGCAGCAGGCGGTTCAGTTGCTGAGTCTGTAGAAAGCATTAAATTTAATGCACCTCGTCACTTTACCACACAGGAGCGAGCAGTCACTGCAGAAGATTATCAGAATCTTTTGAAACTCAACTTTCCAGAAATTAATACAGTCTCTGCTTATGGCGGTGAGGACTTAGATCCTCCTCAGTATGGTAAGGTGTTTGTTTCAATCGACCTTAAAGCGATTGATGCGTTGCCAACTGCTAAGAAGAATGAATATTATGCTTTCTTGAAGCCTAGGTCACCTGTTTCAATTGATCCAGTATTTGTTAATCCTGATTATATCTATATTTCAGTTCAAACAAATGTCAAGTATAATCTTAATATCACTCGTTTGACTGAAGATGATATTAAAACACTTGTTGTTTCTGCTATCCTTGATTATGCAAGAACGAATCTTAATAACTTCAATAAGATTATGCGTTATTCAAAATTAACATATGCAATTGATACTTCACAGGCTTCAATTGTATCAAACGAAACAAAAGTAAAAGCAATCAAGAAGATTATTCCTACAGTAGGTTCTGCAAAAACATTTGATGTTGCTTTTAATTTTGCTTTTGATTCTACAAATAGTGGCTCTACATCTACAGGATATACTATTACATCATCTTATTTTACTGCTGGCGGAAAGCGTGCAACATTACAAGACGATGGGCAAGGCAATCTTCAAATATTGACGGCAACAGAATCGGTGCAGAGAAAAATTGCTGATGTTGGCAAAGTTGACTATGCTAAAGGATTACTGCAGGTTACCAATTTTAATATTACTGCTTTCGAAGGTGACGGTATTAAAATTTATGCCACACCTCTTTCTAATGATGTTTTTTCAAACCAGAATGTTATTATCAATATTCTAGAAGAAGATCTCAGCATCAATATCACGCCTGTAAGAGAATAATTGAATGAAAGACATCGAAACTTTAATTTCGCCGTTTATTGAAAATCAATTCCCGTCCTTCTATAAAGAGCAGGGCGAAAACTTCGTTTTGTTTGTTAAAGCTTACTTTGAGTGGCTTGAGCAGAATCATCAACTTTTAACTTTAGATAGCAACGTTAACTTCAATGTCGGTGATATAATCACTCAAGGCATAACAACAGGTAAAGTTGTATCATATATTGATAATGATCTTCTAGTGCATGTTGACGGATTCGACACCTTCAAATGTCTTTCTGTTTGTTCTGATATCACACCAATCACTAGTTCTTCCGGCGGTAATACAATTATCAAGAAGGGTGGTAAAACAAAACGCCTTGGGTCATTGTTCTTTGCTAGAAATCTACCTAAGCTCAGAAACATTGATACAACAATTGATATTTTTATCCTTCACTTTAAGGAAAAGTATTTAAGAAATATTGAGTTTGATACTGCTACTAACCAACGTTTACTTGTCAAAAATTCACTTGACCTTTATCGATCAAAAGGAACTGAGCGTTCAATCGATCTTTTCTTTAAATTGGTTTATGGTGTTGATTCTGACGTTTACTATCCCGGCGATGACTTGTTTAAGTTATCTGACGGTGAATGGGTTACTCCACAATATTTAGAAATCACTTCTACAAATCGTTCAATCGACTTGGTCGGTAAGCAAGTTAAAGGTGTTACCTCAGGGGCGACTGCTTTCGTAGAAAAATACATCAAGCGTAAAATCAAACAGGGGTTTGTTTATATTCTTTATGTTTCTACTGTCGCTGGTAATTTTATCAATAATGAAATCTTAGTAGCTGATAATACAATTTATGATGACTCACCTAGACTTGTAGGATCGCTTTCAAAAGTATTAATTTCTGCTGCTGGTGCTGGAACAGGATTTGCTGTTGGCGATATTGTTCATCTAGTCGGCGGTTCTGGTGATTATGGATTAGCTCGTGTTGATTCTATTTCAGACAAAACTGGTATTGTGGATTTTATTTTCCTTGATGGTGGTTGGGGTTATACAACATCATCTAACACAGCCCTCTCTGCTTTAGAACTTGCAAAGCGATCTCAGTCAACCGTTTCTGAAAAAGTTCTAACACTTTCAAATGTAATAACATCAAATACAATTGATAGTATTATTGTTGTAGCTGGTGGATTGGGTTATAATAACACAGATATTGTAACAATCAAAACTGCCTTTGTTAATGCAATTGCAAAACCAACAACAAATGCAACAGGCGGTATCCTATCTGTAACTGTTACTAATCCCGGTTCAGGTTTCTATACTGCTACTGTCCCCAACGCAAATATTGTTGTTACAAATTCTATTGGCGGATCGACTAGCTCTAATGCAACTTTAACTGCAACAACAAAAATTCATAATGGGTATTTCAAGTATTTTGAAGACTTTAAACAACCAAGAAGAACGATTGATTATATTGGTGCATCTAATTCTACTGCATTAGTTGAAGGTTCGTTGATTAGATATGGCAACTCATCTGTCACTACTGCCCGCGGTTACATTCTAACAAATACATTAGGCACTTCTGCAAACGGCACCCTTGAAGTATCATTGGAAACCTCAAATGGCGTAGTTGTTGCAAATGCCACTACAAACACATTTTATCTTGTTAGTAATTCTTCTGTATATGCTACAGCAGTAACTGTAGCCAATTCTTCTGCTAATGCAGCCGTAATGGGTATCCCCTATGAAGCAACATTAACAGTTTCAGGTTTGAGTGGTGTTTTTACTAAGGGTGATGTTTTATATCAATTGATTGGTGGTGTAAAAGTTGCTACTGGTACTATTTTCAATACATCTATCATTGGAACCTCAGGAACAATTTATTTGTCCGGTATCACTGGTGCCTTTAGAAAAGAATATACTCTATATAATACCACAAATGGCGCAACTGCTTCAATCACTAACGTAGGTTTGACTGTAGGTTTATATAACATTACAGGCGGCTATACTAACACATTCAACGCCTTTGTATATTCTATGAATACCGCAACAACTGCAAATGTTGTTACAGTAAGTCAAGGATCAGGTGCTGGGTTCAAAGTTGATACTTTAGCTGACACTCAAACAATTTTCCTTAATACAGATTTGCTACGTTCAAACAACGAAGGTTATACTGCAGCAAATAGCACTGTTATGGCAAATCAGGCATTTATGTCATTACCTGTTGCTAATTATGCTTATGGATTTCCTAAAAACAAACAAGGCAACTCAGCATCGATTATCTGGTCATGCTTGCAGTTTGATGAATTTACGCTAGGAACTATTGGCACTCTTGCATCGATCAACCCAGGAACTGACTATAATATAGATCCTTATGTGTTAGTTCGTCAGCCATTTATCTCGGGAATGAATTATCATGACTATAACATAACCATCACTGGTGCTACTGCAAATTTCCTAGCAGGCGAATATATCTATCAAACCAACTCAACTGCAACCTTTTATAATTTGGTTGTATCAGATGAAACTGGATATCAAGTTGGTGAAAAGGTTTATCAAGGTGTTTCATTAGCAACATCAACGGCAAATGCTACTATTTCTAGCATCTCGCCTTCCGCTAATTCAATTCAAGTTAAGGATGTTAGTGGCACATTTGCAACAAGCACAGTGCTCAAGAGTGTTGTCACTCCTGCACTGAGTGCCACAGTGTTGAGTTCTACACTTCAGTCAGTGATTTCTACAGCAAGGGGTATTGTAAAGGCAGGGTCTAATACTTCTGTTCTTAAAGTAAAAAGAATTAATTTTGAAAATAGTTTTATTGCTGGGCAGCAAATTACAGGTCAAACAACTCAAGCAAATGCTACTATCTTTAGTGTTGCTGAAGATTTTGACACCTTACCTATTGGGTTAAATGCTTCTATTCAAGCAAACGTTGTAACTTCAAACGAAACTATTACAACACTAACAGTTACAGATTCTGGTGTAGGATATTCTAATGGTAAGTATATTGAATTCCGTTCAGAAGATAATTTGCGCTCTGGTGAAATTCAAACAGTTATTGATGGCATCGGGACAGGGTCTGGTTACTTCAAGTCATCAAAGGGCTTCTTGAGCACCAACAAATATATTCATGATGGTGATTACTATCAAGAATACTCATATGAGATTTTGACTAAGATTCCTTTCTCAAAATACTCTGATATGTTCAAAAAAGTAATGCATACCGCAGGAACAAGATACTTTGGTTCTGTTCTACTTGAAGATGTAAACTCTATTCCTGTTACTTCCGTTGATGATTCCATTAGCAACAGCACAGTATCAACAATTCAGTTTAATAGTAATTCTTCAGTATCAGCTAATGCTATTTTGTTTGATAACGACCCAACAGTGTTTGCTGACGGCAACAAAGTTACATATTATACAGCAACCAGCAACTCGGTCATATCTTCGTTATCTAATAGCTCAACATATTATGTTGCCAATTCAAATACAACTTCTATAAAGTTGACTACTAACCCACGAGCACTAGCCTACTCATTTAATGCTAACACTGCTGTTGAGCAGGGTTATGCAAATGTTCGTAATAGTTTTGCTATTGGCGATTATGTCAAATATACAACTGCTGTTGGCAACACAGCGATTGCAGGTTTAGCTAACAATGATACGTATTATGTAGTGGCGTCTAATACAGGGTTCAATTTGAGCAAATCTTCAGAATTGACATACACTGCACTTTCCAATAATACTGTTTTTGCTAATGGAACCTTTGCTGTTCCAACTGCTAATGGAGCACCCAACGGTCTTTCGTTCAAACCTGACGGTACTAGAATGTATGTGACTTCTGCAGCAAAATCAACTCAAGTGCAAGAATATGCACTATCAACACCGTGGCAAGTTAATACAGCTACATTCTCATCAAATACTCCAACTTGGTATTCATCAACAGGTCAGATCGGCGCCCTGCTCAATGGCGCAACTTTCAAACCTGACGGAACTATAATGTATCTAGTATTAGCTAACGGCGATAAAGTTGCACAATTTGCTTTATCTGTTCCTTGGTCTGTTAACACAGCATCGTTTACTCAAGCATTCGATACACAACCAGCAGCAAATTCTATTACATTTGCAAACTCATCAGTAGATGCAACTTTAGACTTCATCACATTTGCAGGTGCTAATAGTGTTATTGCGAATGGAACTATAGTTATATTTTCAACAACAACTGCTGGCGCAACAGTACCCGGTGGTATAACAGCTAACAACGTCACTCTTGTAGTTCGATATGCAAATAGTACCGGATTTGCTCTATCTACATCTACAACTGCTGCTAATATTAACATCACATCTGCAGGCACAGGTTCTTTTAAAGTAAAACAGTCAGTTACTAACTTATTGGATATTAAATTTAAGCCTGATGGCACTAGAATGTATGTTGCTCGCCTTGGAGCGCTTACATACGAGTATTTACTATCGTCCTCATGGGATATTTCAACTGCAACATTAAACTATACACTATCAGGCTCTTCTCCTGCAGCCTTTAGTAGCCATGGATTTACATTTAGTGCTGACGGCAGGAAAATGTTTACTACCGGTGCCAATGCAAATGGAATTTATAGTTACAATCTATCAACGCCATGGGTTCTTTCAACTGCAGTCGTTGATCAAGTAAAGAAGACTATTTCGTATTCTAATGCTTATGCGCTAGAATTAAAACCTGATGCTTCGAAGTTCTTTGTTGCAGATTACGCTAGCAATACCATTGCTGAATTTGATTGGTCTACAATGTCACCCTCTACAATCAGCGAGAACGGACATACAGTATCTATATCAACGATAAATATTACTGCTAATACTACTGCAAGCGGCGCCGCTACCAACGGTCATTTTATAACAACCTTCGTGTAACGAGACATAAATAACGCTATGACAAAAAAACTTGTATCTCAGAAGCTGAATATTAATAACGCTGATAAATTCATCAAGTCTATAGCGACTTATGAAGATGCGTATTATGTCTTTGCGGGCAAACATACTCCTTATTCAGGTAGTAGCGATATTATCGTAACACAGCCTACAGACGGCGTCAAGCAAAATGTTATCAGTGTTTATGATGATATGATTTTTGGCAAACGAGTTCAATCTAGCGATGTTATTTCAGTTATTCCTCGATATGATTGGGAAACTAATAGTGTCTATGCTCAATATGATGATACAGACGGTGAACTTTTAACTAAAGAATTTTATGCTGTTGTTAATGCCGGCGCACAGTATCTAGTATATAAGTGTCTTTATAATAACAATGGTGCTAATTCAACTGTTGAACCTTCTGGCACAGATCCAAATCCTTTTGAGACACCAAATGATGGTTACATTTGGAAGTATATGTATACTGCCAATGATACTTATATGTCTAAGTTTGCTACAGCAAGTTTTATGCCATTGATTGCTAATACAGCTGTTTCTGCTAATGCAGATCCCGGATCAATTGAAGTTATTGCTATCGATCCCGACAATTCAGGCAACAGATATGATAATTACTTTAGCGGGACATTTACATCAATTAGTGATATTAAGGTTGGCGGCAATTCTTTGATTTATAATATCAGCCCATCCGCTAGCGGATTAGATCACTTCTATGATAGTTGTATCATTAAAATGACGTCTGGTGCTGCTGCTGGTGAATATAAAATTATCACTAATTATGTAGGATCAACTAGACAAATTACTTTAGAATCTGATACTGGCGGGTTTGTTGGATCGATTGCTATTGGTGATACTTATGAGATAAGCCCATATGTAGTGGTGTTTGATAATGGAGGATCTAAACAAACAAATTGTATTGCCAGAGCCCTTATCTCATCAACATCAGGCAATAGTGTTTCAAAGGTGGAAATCTTAAACCCAGGAACCGGTTATCGTTCAGCAACTGCTGTGATTCTAGCACCTAGTGTAATTACGGGTCTTACTGGTTGGGCAAATGCTTCACTACGAGCAATTATATCTCCTCCTGGTGGGCATGGGTCAAATGTTGAAAATGAATTGGGAGCCAATCGAGTTTGCATCAGTATTAAGTTTCAAGAGAATGAGAGTGGTTATATTACGCTAGATAATGATTATAGACAGGTAGGCCTGCTTAAAAATCCTTTATTTGCGAATCTTCATTTAGCCCTAGATAACGCACAGCAAACTGGCAATTTTGTTATTGGTGAAAAAGTATATTCATATAATCAAACTATTCTTGCAGGTAATGTTGCTATAACTACAGGCAGTCCTACTGTAACAGGAACTGACACACACTTCGATGAGTCATTAGATGCAAATAATAAAATTTTAATTACTGACGGGACAACAAATTTATTTGCTAATGTAGCTGCTATTGCATCAAACACCTCCTTATCACTCTCAGTAAATGCTAATTTTACATCAGCATCCGCTACTATTTCAAGATTGGCTATTAGTGACGTTGGTATAGTAACCGGAAACACTTCAGGTCTCACTTTGACTAATGTTAGTGTTGCAGGAATTTCACCAACAGCATATTTCACAAAACTTATCGGCAAAGACTCATATGCTACAGGTGCGGTTGATGTTTTAAATGTTTTACCTGCTTCAATTAATGGCAATGCGGTAAACTTCTTTACTACATTTAGCCAACTAACATCACTCGTGGGTTCTAAGCAAGGTGCAACAAACTTCATTGCAGATGAAACAGTTTATGGTGGTGATACTGCAGTTGTTTATACCCGGTCACAAGCAAAATTTCATTCATACCTAGAAAATGGTTCTGATGATATTGTTTATGTTACAAATGTTAAAAATGTTTTTCCTCTTGCTAATAGTGTAACTGGCGATACTAGCAAAGCCGTTCTGAATATTTCCTATAAATATGATGGATGGCTTGTAAAGGATAGTGGAGACGTTGTCTATGTCGAAAATGTTGACCCGATCACTCGTGCAAGTAATAAATCAGAAACAGTCAAGCTGATCCTGGAGTTCTAATTAAATGCCAATTCAAACCGATCTTAGCGTCTCACCATATTTTGACGACTATAATGAGACCAAGGATTTTTATAAGATTCTTTTCCGTCCCGGTGTGGCGGTTCAGGCTCGTGAGCTCAATCAGCTGCAAACAATCCTACAAAAGCAAATCGAGCGCTTTGGTGACAACATCTTTAAGCGCGGAACGATTGTCGATGGCTGCGATATCAAGTTTCATGATACATTTCCTTATGTTAAAATTAAGGACAATCAGAATGATGGCAAGACTGTTATTGCATCACAGTATGTAGGTTACTATTTAAAAAATCAAGCCAACCTTTCACCACTTGAAGCTCGAGTTTCTACATCAGTTTCTGGATTTGAATCTAGATCACCCGATCTTAATACGCTATACATTTCATATAACAATTCTGGCTACGCTAATATCGCTGGTGTTAAAACAGAAGTTTTAACTTTTGCCGCAAACGATATTCTAACTGTTTATAGTCCTAGTTATATCATCGAAGCAATTACTTCGACTAATGACTCAACAGGATTTTCAAACACAGATAGTGTAGTTATTCTATCTGCTATTGCTATTCAAAATACAACTGGCGGTACCACTTTTGCTCCTAATTATTATGTAAATGATGAAATTAGATCAGGAACCGCAAACGTTAAAATTACAGCGATTGATACTACAACAAATTCTGAAGTAGTTATCCTTAGCGTTAAGCCGCTCACAAGCGACTTGCAAAACTATAAGACATCTAAGTGGACATTTGCAGTCAATAACAACATCACTTCAGCAAACGCAGCACCCGCTGCTACTGCAAATGTTGTTCAGGTTATTGGTAGTGGCGCTGTTGCAACTGTAAGAACAGGCAACCTTGGTGAAGTTGATTATATTACGGTTACTTCTAAAGGCTCAGGATATTATATTCTCCCTAGTGTTTCAATTGCATCGAACACAGCAAACTCAACACAAATAACTACAGTTGCACTTTCTCCTCAAAATTATCTAGCACAAATTACTGTTGCCAACACTTCTGTTACTCCTGATCCTGTTGGGTCGGGTTATGGTATGTCAGTTGGTGAAGGTGTCATTTATCAGAAGGGTTATTTCTCACGAGTAAGTCCTCAGTTAGTTGTTGTTGAAAAGTATTCAAATACTCCTGATGCTAAGGCTGTTGGGTTTGACACAACAGAAACAATCATCAACAGCAATCAAGATACATCACTTCTTGATAATGCTACGGGTGCATCAAACGCAACTGCACCTGGCGCTAATCGCTTTAAGTTATCACCTCAACTTATCACACTTACAAAAGAACAAGCAGATGCAAATTCTGAGTTCTTGTATGTTGCCGAGTTTAGCAACGGCAATCCTTATAAGCAAAATCGCCAAACAGTATACAATATTATCGGCAATGAAATGGCGCGGAGAACAAAGGAAGAAAGCGGTAATTACGTTATCGACCAGTTCAACTTAAATACCAAATCACCTGCATTATTTGCAAATGAAGCAACCAAGTTCAATATTATGATTGATCCTGGTGTTGCTTATATTAACGGTCGCAGAGTTGAAACTGTCCGCAATTTTGAAATAGGTATAGACAAAGGTATTGATACATCAATTGCTAACACTGCTATAGTTACAATGAATTATGGTAACTATATCAAAGTCAATCAGCTAGCTGGCAACTTTAAGTTTAATATTGGTGCCCAAATTTCGCTATACGGAACTCCAAGAACCTATATTGCAAATGGCATGGGTGTTGCTATCAATTCAAGTCTCTTGGGAACGCTTAAGGGCTATGCAAGAATACGGTCACTTATATTAGATTCAGGAACACCCGGTACAGCAGAAGCCGTATATCGTTTGTATCTATTTGATATTCGTGGTGAAGCAGCACAGAACTTTGGATCTGTAAAATCAGTATTATATGATGGCACCTCTGCTGGTTTAGCAAACGGTGTTGCAGACGCTGTTTTATCAAATGGTGTTGCTGTCCTCAACGATAACAATAATTCAACATTATTATTCAATCCTGGTGTTATGGCAATTAAAAATGCCAATAACATCACATACACATACCGCACAATCACCAATCAGACACTAGCAACAACTGGACAGATTGCGATTGGCGGTCTAGGCACATATGAAACTTTTCCTTATACAGCAGGCGGCACACTTTCATCTGTCGAGGAAAGAGATATACTTGTCATTCCTGTAGCGAATGTTGAAGCAGTTGCTAATATTGGCGGCGGGATTGCAATTACCTCAGGCAATTCTATTGTCACCGGTACTACAACAACATTTACTACAGATCTTGTTGCTGGTGACTTTATTAAGGTTGCAAACTCAAGTGCGAACGTAGTTTTACAAGTTAATTCTGTTACAAATGCTACTAGCTTAATTGTTAAAACCGCACCGGGATCAACAATCACAGGTAACACTAAGTTATTCTTCCCGATGAATATGCCGATTGCATTAGAAAGATCAACAAGAACAACTAACGTTAATGCTGGCGGAACAACATTAACAATCAACCTTGCAAATACAATTACCGCAAATGCAACTGTTGCTGTTGCCTATAATATTCGTTCAGCAAATACACCATCACAGACTAAATCTATCAATCGCAATAAGTTTGTTCGTATCAATTGTGCAAGTCATAGTGCTACTACAAATGGTCCTTGGTCATTAGGTGTTCCTGATGTTTTCCGGTTACGCAAAGTTTTAATTGGTCCTAATACATCATTCACTGAAACTGATACTGTCAATGTAACAGATGTTACTAAATACTTTTATGTTGATCATAGACAAAGAGAAGATTACTATGACAATGCAGTATTGATTAAGAGACCAAACACTAAAGACTTGACCTTGCTTTCAACTGATAGAATTCTTATTCAATATGACGCCTTCATTACATCAACAGAAGGTGTTAAGAGCATTGCATCATATTCAATTAGCGATACTACACCATTAGCTACTTCTACAACAACAATTAATACACTTGAAATTCCTGAAATGTATAGCACCAAGGGTGTTTATTATGATCTCAGAGATCAAGTGGACCTTCGTCCAATGTGTGTTAATACAGTTGCATTATTTGCTTCTGCTAATGCTACAACGCCAATTAATCCTTCAATTCAAACTGCAGCAGGGCTATTAGGAACTGACGATAAAAAATTCCCAGTTCCTGGAAGCACTTTAGTTGCAACTGTTGAGTATTATCAGGGCAGAACTGATCGGGTCATTATTGATGAGACTGGATCATTTGAAATTATGAAAGGTGCAGCTGGAGGTAATAATGCTCCAGTCGCTTCGCAAAATTCATTAACTATTAACTACTTACAAATTCCCCCATATCCTTCCTTGCCGTTTGCTATTTCAGCAAATCAAGCAAATTTTGTTGATACCGGTGTAGCTAGCGAACTTTACACAAATCAACGTATAAGTAAGCATCGAGTTACTACACCTGTTACTGCAGCACAAAAAAATATTCTTCAACCTAGAGTCTATACTATGGTTGATATTGGTTCTCTTGAACGGCGTATTGCTGATCTAGAATATTATGTCGCGTTAAGTCTTGCAGAAATTGTGGCTGGTAAGAAAACCATTCCAAGCTCTTCAAATAATACAATTGATCGTTTTAAATTTGGTTATTTTGTTGACTCATTCGATACCGAAAAGTATGCTGAAAAGTCAAATCCCGGATATCGAGCATCAATCCTTAATGGATTTTTATCACCACCGGTTAATGTTATAAACATTCCTTTGACTCCAGATACACCAGATCCAATTACTCTTCCTTATCAAGAAAAGGTAGTTGTTGCACAAACCAGAGCAACTAATGGTGCTGTTTATATTGCACCCGTGACTGTAACTGGAAATACTACAGTTGTTACAACAGCAACAACTGTTCAATCAACTGCTCGTGTTGATTATACCAACAAAACAACTGCTCGCTCAGATACCGCGCCGTATTATTATGAAGATTGGTATTTCACAATGAGTGAAAAAACTGGTCCTGTATCATTGTTCATGAACAGCACAGACAATAACTCTGCTGTTGAAATTCAACAGAGTACTGATTCTGCTTTTGGGTCATATACTGTTGCTAAATCTTCTGTTGATGCTCGTGCAATTACAACAGCAGAAAGTTTATATGGCGGACAGGCATATTATATTGGTTATCGTTATAGACTAGAATCTGTTGGGACACTAAACCGTAAAGGTTATGGACCACTAGGTGGGTTTATTGAAGATTCCTTTGCGGTTACATTTACTCATGCACCCACAGCAGGTCAATATTATCGTGTTCGTGTTTATAAAGGTGAACGTCATGGTAATGGCGCTGATACGGGGACTTATGCCTTCAGATTATTCTACCCGGTAGATCGCACAGTTCAAAGTTCTGATATTAGTGTTGTTCGCAACGTTGGTTACTATTACACATATTATGGCACAATTCTTAATTGTTATGACTTAAAATCAACTGTTAACGCACCTTATTGGTATTACTATGGTGAGCTTGGCAACTATTTGTATTCACCGGGCCTATCAGTTGATAATAAATATTCGGTTGTTGAAAAAGATTACACAATTAAAGCAGCAGGATTGAAGGCAAGCACAATACATAAATTTTATCTAGAAAATATTGATGTTACTGCAAAATGTAAGCAAGATGGTGGCACCTTAGGATCAGGATTGCAATCAGATGCAGCAGGTAACATTAACTTTGTGTTCTACTATTATCCTGACATTTCAGATCCTAGTTCTGAAATTCAAAAAGCTGCTCAGCTTGCATCACAACCCGCTGCGGAAAAATCATTTGAATTAAAAAATAGTGATTCTACATCAAAGGCAACGGGTAAGATTACAGTGGCAACTTTTGTGAAAGTTGAGCTTAATGTGCTTCCTTATTACTGGCCTTGGGGTCCATGGTGGAATGGATATTATGGTTGGTCTGGTTTAAACATTGCTTATTAATAGACAACGTATTATAATTGAGGTATAAACTTAAATGTCAAATACAATAACTAACCCGGATCAGATTACAGGCGCACAAGCTACGTCTATGCCTGCGCCAAATTATACTAGCATCGTTGCATATAATTGCATACAGACATTTTATCTTGATCCTGATGCCGTAGCCAAATCTAGTACTTGCTCACTTACAAGCGTTGATTTATATTTCAAACCGAAGGTTGGTTCTGCCGGCACACCAGTTCCTAGCGTGCAAATTGGCATTTGTGAAATTGAAAATGATGAACCAAATTTAGCTAAAGTATATTCTAGTTCTATTGTTAGCGTTCCTGCAGACAGAATCAATTATGGTTTTGATGATGCTTCGGTGTTGACAAATTTTAAATTCAATACACCATTTCATGTGGAATCAGGTAAGTGGTATGGTATCGTAGTTGTTTTTCCAGAAAACACATGGTTCGAGATGTGGGTTAATAGACAAGGTGATGCACTAGTTGGCACCAATACTGCTTCTTCAGGCTCAAACGCCGTAAAGGATGGCAAGTTCTATCAGACAGGTCAATATGTTGAAGGTGCTACTAATGTATTTAAGTCTCTTTCAGATACTGATTTAAAGTTTGCGGTAAAGGTTGCAAATTATACTGCGAACACAGCTGCAGTAAACGTTTATAATAAAAATTATGAATTCTTCACTATCAACAGTCGCAATGGAACATTTATCGGCGGCGAGTTAGTATATGCTAACACAGCAAACGCTACTGGTACAGTTGCTATTGCCGCGGGTAATAATATCATTAAAGGAACGGGAACAACTTTCACTAGCTTAGTAGTAGGTGATTATATTACTGCAGTTTCTAATGCAACACACCATCAAACTTTAGAAATTGCTGCTATTTCTAATTCAACATATATGACTGTTGTTGATAAACCTAGATGGTCAAATAGTGTCAGCAATTATAAAATCGCACCAGTTGGTAAAGTATTTTATAAAAACGAACTAGCTAACTTCATGTATTTAGTTGACTCTTCTGCAAATGCAAGTTTGAAGTTTACAGCAGGGCAATATATTGTTGGTGACATTTCAAATGCTAGCGCAAATGTTAAGAGTATAGATATCCTTAAGGTTGATAGGTTCAACTACAAAGCACCAGTTAACTTACCATCAGCGGCTGAATTAAATTGTAATTGGGTATTCTCATATTCAAATGGTAGTAATTATATCATTGATGATACTAAAGCTAAAAGGATTGATTTTAGATTAGACGCCGTTCAAGATGTCAAAGACTATAAAGGTCGTATTCTTTCACGTTCACTAGAAGTGATGGAAGCATTTCTTTCTGGCGCTAATAAAAAGAGCGTTCACTTTGTAAAGAATCTTGTAATTAAAAAACCAACAGATGAAATTTACGATACACCTTCAGTTCCTGCAGATGAATTAGATATTCTTGTTTATGAAAATATGTGCGGAAATTCATCTGTTGCTTATGCTACAGATACCCGCGGCGTTTCAATAGATACAGAAGTTGCCGGAAATGGTTTAGCAGATGCTAGACATATCACTACAAAAGTTACTTTTGCAAACAATCGCTTTGCGGAAGATGTTAGAATGTATATGACTGCATATCGTCCTAGCGGAACCGACATTCAAGTATATGCTAAATTGCAAAACTCCGGTGACTCAGAAACATTTGATGAAAAGTCATGGACACCATTATCATTTGTTCAAAATGGTGCTAATTATAGTTCAACAGAAGATGAAACAGATCTTATTGAATATGAGTTAGGTTTACCACAATATAGCCCAACTGCAAATACACTAGCAGGCACGTTTACATCTAATGGAACAAACACTATTTTATATAGTGGTTCAGATGCAAATACCCACATTTTAGTAAATGATGTTTTTCGTTTTTATAGCCCAAATTTTGTAGATAACTGGCAGGTTGCGGTTTGCACTGCATCAAATACAACAACAATTACTGCCGGCGCACCTATTGGTAGCAACACTAATGTCCTTGGTTCAGGGTTTAAGGTTGATCGTTTAAAGTATTATAATACTGCTTTCAATAACATTCAAACAGCTAATGTCAGCAGATATTATACTAAGTCTCTGGTTGAGTTTGATAAGTTTGATTCTATGCAGATCAAGGTTGTATTTTATGCTGATTCTCCCAATAAGGTTCCTAAAATTGATCAGATTCAGGTTATCGGAGTTTCTGCATAATGTCAGTAGCTACTACATTTGTTAGAGATCCAAAGACTGGAATTGTAATAAATACAGATGATGCTGGATACAATTATATTTTAGCAATACGTCAAAAAGATAATGAGTCAAGAGAACTTTGCAATAAGTTGCAATCCCTAGAGGGTGAGTTAACAGAAATCAAAATGCTGCTACAAGCAGTAATGAACGGGAAGAATTATGGCTAGGCTACAAGCTAATTTAGACATTCTTACAGAGAATTTTGAAGCGTGGGTTGTAAGAACTAACACACTTCTAGATGCTCTGTCATATGAAATTATTACTGCTAATACTTCTTGGGCTAATACTGGTAACTCATCAGTAATGAGAAACGCACAGCTTTATGGTAAGTTAGTTGCGAATACTATTTACTTGAATGATGCACTCTCAGGTGGTTCAAATACCACAACAACAGCAAATCTAAACATTACTTCCAACGCACTATTCACTGGTGCGTCTGTTAACGTTGCTTCAAACACTACTCATACTGGTTTGACTTTCTTTACTGCAAACGTTCAGGCTAATGGATCTTTACTAAACGTTCTTGGCACTACAATGAATGTTTCTTCAAACATTGCAGTGGTCAGTAACAATCAGTCATTCAGTTCTAATAGCACTGTTCAAGCGCTATACATCACCGGCAACTCAACAATCACTAATACAGCCATTGCAGGCAACAATTTCAATGTTAGTAGTACCAATACATATTTAACTGGTATTAACATTATATCATCCGCAAATATTTTGTCAACCGCTAATTCACAATTATTTAAGTCGAATAGCACAATTACCGCAATTAGTATTCAGGGCAACAGCCTTTCAACGAATACCACAGTTGGCGGCACTGACTTTAACATCAGTTCTAACGTTGCAATCACAGGCACCAATCACACAATCGCCGGTAACGTCAACGTTGACTCTGCGACCTTGTTTGTCGATGGCGTTAACAATCGTGTAGGCTTATCAAACAGCACACCTGATGCAACACTTGCAGTCACCGGTCAAGCAAACGTTTCTGGTGCTACTCGTATTGGCGGTGTATTGACAGTTGCAAACAACACTGTTATCACCGGCTATGCTAATGTCACCACTAGCGTAAACTCAGCGATCCTTTCTGTCGGCAGTGCTTTTGTTGCTAACTCACTAGGTGCCTATCACACCGGCACTATGAACGCTGCATCGTTTACAGTCGGCGCGTTATTCACGGCAAATTCTATTCTTGTTAACTCAGCGGCAATCAATGTCACCGGGCAAGTTAATACTGCAACCTTGTATATCGCAACAAGCGCAAACGTAGGCACAGCGACTGTTGCAAATGCTACTGGCGTGTTTACAACAGGCACAGTAAACGCAGCAGTCCTTTCAACCACTGCATTTGTTGCTAATACCACTCTTGCAAATGCTTCTGCTTTGAATGTGGTAAATCAGGTTAATACTACCACGCTTTATGTCACTACAAGCGCTAATGTCGGCACTGCTTTTGTTGCTAACTCACTAGGTGCTTATCATACAGGCACAATCAATGCTGCTTCACACACAGTCGGTGCATTGTTTACTGCAAACTCAACACTTGTTAACTCAGCAGCAATCAATGTCACTGGACAAGTTAATACTGCTACATTATATGCTGCTACCAGCGCTAACGTAGGAACAGCGACTGTTGCTAATGCGACCGGTGTTTATACGACCGGGACAGTGAATGCTGCATCATATTCAGTCGGTGCATTGTTTACCGCAAACTCGACACTGGTTAACTCTGCAGCAATCAATGTAATAGGACAAGTTAACGCTGCTACATTATATGCTACTACAAGCGCTAATGTCGGCACTGCTTTTGTTGCAAACTCATCAGGTGCATATCATACCGGTGTTGTTAATGCTGCTTCTCATACAATTGGCGCCATACTTGTTGCAAACACAACACAGTTGCTTTATACTAACGCAGTTTCGTTTAGCAATACTTTAGGTGTCACTGGCGCAGCAACACTAAGCAATACAATTGCAGCCACAGGTGCTGCTACTCTAAGCAACACACTTGGTGTGACAGGTGCAACAACACTTAGCAATACTTTAGGTGTCACTGGTGCAACAACCCTAAGCAATACATTAAGCGTTGCTGGCAATACTTCATTCACAGGTAACACAGTTACAATTAAATCTGACTATGTTATCGATGTTTATGCTAATAATGATATTGGTTCAAATGCAACTGCACAAGTTGTTTACTCCTTCCCTAAAGCAACATATCGCGGTGCTAAAATTACGGCGATTGCTGCTAAGGGCGGTAATAATATGATTTCAGAAATGATCGTTGTTCATGATGGCACAACACCATATATGACAACATATGCTACAATTTCATCGCCGCCTAGTGGAAATAATACTTCTTTATTAGGGGCATATTCAACACAGATAAATAATGCTAACGTAGAAATTCTACTCGCACAATCAACACTTGGTTCAAACTCTAGTGTTAAATTCGTAGCTCATTTAATAAAGTAGTATAACAAATGGCAGATACCAGGTTTAAGGCAGAAAATGGAATCTTGGCAGTAGGTAATACTTCTGCTAATTCAATCTTTGATCACCAGGTCAAAGTTAATGCTAACCTAACTGTGCAGGATCTTCTACTTGTTAGCGGTAACTTCACTGTTCAAGGAACCACCACCTATATCGGCGGAACGCTATATGATGTTGACCTTGTTCCAACATCTAATGGTGCGCGTTCGGTTGGTACCGCGGGTAATACCTTTCTAGGTAATTTTTACGACCTTACCATTTACAATTCGCTGGTTCCTTCTGCAAACAATAAAGCATTAGGTAGCACTACAAAGCGTTGGGATACCTATTCAAATAATATTAATTCAACAGGAACACTTCAAGTTCAGTTGGGCGGACAGTTTTCTAATACTCTTGCAGTTACCGGCGCAGCTACATTCAGTAATACATTAGCAGTTACCGGAGCAGTTACTTTTAGTAATACACTTGCAGTTACTAGTAATGTTTCATCAAATGGATTGGTGTTGCCCAATGGTGGTATTTTTACTAATACTGCATCAATCAATTCAACGACTGCGACAATTGTTGATGCCTTTCCTAAGACACTAGGTTCTGCTGCGAAGGTTGTTCTTGCTATTGCAAATTCTTCATCAGGACAACAAGCAATTGAAATACTATTAGTTCATGACGGGTCCTCTGTTGTTCAAACACAATATGCTGATGTTTATAATACAAAGCTTGGATCGTTTGATACTGCTATTAATAATGCCAACGTTGAAATTAAGTTTACTTCATTAGCGGCAAATGCTACTACTAATGTGCAGACAGTTAAAATTATCCGTCAGCAAATGTTATAATAGAGGAATACAATGGCAACTAATAAAAACTTTATTGTAACTGCTGGTTTAGAAACTGTTGGACCTGTTACTGGTGCTAATACATTTGCAGTAACTGGAAATGCTACTTTCAGCAATACAATTGCTGTAACCGGCAACACTACCTTAAGTAACACAATCGCCGTAACTGGTAATGCTATTTTTAGCAATACAATCGCAGTGACTGGTAATGCTACGTTTTCAAATTCTGTTGCAATCACAGGATTGACTACAGCATCTGGTAACCTTAACGCCCCAACTATAAATGCTTCTGCGGCAATCAATGTTGGCGCAAACGTCAATTTAGATACTACTATGATTGATGTTGGAAACTCAACAGTCAATGCTGTTATTACTAGCACAAATATTCGTGTTGGTAACTCAATAGCATATAGTAACATTTCTGGCACTGCTTTTACAACAAATGGCACAATCGCCGTAACTGGTGCTGCAACACTAAGCAATACACTTGCCGTGACTGGTGCTGCTACGTTCTCAAACAGCGTGACAATCGCAGGTAATTTCACTGTTACCGGAACAACTACATATGTTAACACCGCAACATTGAACGTTGCTGATAACATCATTACATTAAACAGCGACCTAGGTGCAGTTACTCCTACAGAAAATGCTGGTATAGAAGTCAACCGCGGCACAGCTGCTAATGCTTCATTGTTCTGGAATGAAACAACTGATCAGTGGGAGTTAGCTTCTAATACCACTAACTCATATAAAATTCATTCTAAATTAGCTGACATTGTATTAGGAACTGACACCTCAGGCAATTACGTTGCAGACGTTGCAAACGGCACAGGTGTTATCCTCAGCGGTACTGCCGGTGAAGGATGGACGCCAACACTATCAATTGGACAGGATGTTGGTGCAACAGCAACTGTTCAGTTCGGTAAAATGTATTCTGGTACTTCAACCGCAAACGTCAGCTCTAATTCTACAATGCTTCAGGTTGCAAACTCAACAGGAACTGCAAATATCACACCAATTGGTTTGACTGTTGGCTCATCAGTTATCAACACAGTTGGCATCTCATATAGCACAAACTTCATTGCTAACTCATCGGGTGCTTATCATACTGCATTGATGAACGCTGCTTCATTTACAACTACTGGCATCACAATCAATACAACAGCTATTGCTCCTGCATCAAACACAGTAGGTCAAACATTAGGTAACAATACAGCAAGGTTCGTTCTTACAGCAAACTCAATTGATGCTACAGGATTGGTTACTGCACAAGCTGGGTTGACTGTAACAGGCACTGCTAACGCTTCGCTTGGTTTCCTTTCAGGCACTGT